CACATCATCTCCTTGAGCAGCATCCCGACAAAGAAGATGATGGTCGACAGCTACGTACAAAGGAGGGAGATGCTGTATGGCAAACGTGACGCCGATACTTCCGCTGTGCCCAAAGTGCAATCGGCTGATGAAAGCCACTGAAGTATCGTACTGCTGTGACTGCGGAGTGGTCATCTACTTCGCTTCTGCCGCGTGGCAGTTCAACATCCAGCTCTCCGTGTATCGCGGCAATCTGTGCGCTGCCACAGCAATGCTCAACGACCTTCTCGGCAAAGCAGCGCAATACATCCCCATTGAGGTGAAAGTGGACTCCATCAAGCCGAGATACCTCACCGTCACAGGGAACAGCGTGCTGGACCAATACGATGATGTGCTGATGCACCTTCGCAGCGCTTCCCCTAAGGGCGACAACATCATCAGCGATGCTGCGCGCATCGCAAAGAACCGCATCGCCGGACCATCCGTAGAAACTCTATTGAGCAGCCTCGAAGAGCTGCGGAAGCACATTGATGCCGCTCTTGCCGTGGAGGTGATATTATGATTCGATTCATCATCATTGCCGCCGTTCTCGCGGCAATACTCGCCGGATGCGACAATACGGTCACCCCTTCTTCGACAACGGGATGCCTCTGTGACGATGGGATTTGCTGGCGCGGAGACGATTCCTGCGACTGCTACGTTCCGCCGCCGCCATATGAGAGGAGACGATAAATGGCAAAACGCTGGACAGACCTTCGGCTGGCGACAAAAGAAGCTCTGTTTGATGATGTGCAGAGCGAGAATCTCAGCCAGCTCGACAAGTGGGGCGTGCAAACTCACGACCCCTTCGAGTGGCTCGCCTACACAACGGAGGAACTCGGCGAGCTGTCCGAAGCAATTTCCGAGTGGATGTACCGCACCGGAACGCCGATGGCAATCTATATCGAAGCAATTCAAGTGGCCACTCTGGCGCTGAAAATCGCAGAGATGGCGAGAGGAGAGATGCATGATGTGTGACGATAAGCGCATTCCAAACCCCGAAGACGCTCCGGACGCTCCGCGCGGCGAAGAGAAAACACCATTTCAGCTGGCATTCGAGAAGTGCAGCGTCACTAAAGCGATACCGTTTCATGCCGGGCGTCCGCTGCTTGACGTGAATGGGCGCGTCGATGTGATTGTTCTGGCGGACATCATCTCGGATATCATCGGTTGCCTCGGTGCCCCTATCGTTGCGCAGACGGACCGGGACCGCAAAATCATCGCCATACCAGGGCTCAAACTCCCCAAGGAAAACCGATGAAACGCATCGATGTGCAGAACGACGTCCCTATCACCATCGCGGTGAACGAGCCGCTATATCTGTACTGCTGTGATTGCGGACTCGTTCACCGCATTCGAATCGTTGTGATACATCGCGGAGCGGTGCGCATCGCTATGTCCCGCGATAATCGCCGCACTGCAGCCGAACGGAGGAAACGACAATGAATATCGCGTGGTGGGAACCTATCAACTCCCAAGCGCTGGAGTACGACAAGTGGTGCCATGCCGGCGGCGCTGCGCTGTGCTGCTGCGTCCTATTCGCCATCCGCAATGCGTACTGGCGGATTCGTTTCTTCTTCGTTATGAACTCCGCCGCGCCATTCAGCCGCGTGTTCTCCACGCTGGCTCGGCGCCGCCAAGAGCACATTGATGCATGGCGCATTGGCGCCGTCATACTCATTGGCAGCGTCTTGTATGAGCTGTATCAAGGCGCCATCAGCATCCCAGATGTCCTCGCTGGCGCCATCGGCATCATGCTGTTCATTGGCGCTGTATATCATTGAACAAGTACCGCGAAAAAGACGAAATATAAATAGTGGAATGGCATGAGACTGCGGTAAAAAAAACGGAATTTAAATTCCGGATTCCGAGGGAACTACATGTCACTCCGTCAGCTCCATTGTCTTTGATGAGCAGGGGTCCCCAAAAACGATGCCCAAAAGCGCTCTCGAGGTCGACGACGAGCGTAAACGGTTTGGCTCCAGCAAAACAGCCATTCCTGCCCCCTCCCTGCTCAAGCAATGATGCATAATTGATGAATAGACAAGGATGTATCATCGATTTACGGAATTTAAATTCCGTATTTCTATTTTTTGGAACTTCTTGTAATTCTGTTCCTTACAAGAAAAGAGGGAATTTAAATTCTGTCACTTTGGATGAGCTAACCTGTTGGAAGTTCGTTGAAGCGGTGCCAAAAAGCACATACAATTTCGGTGGAAGCACGGAGGTTTTTGATGGAAGCACGCGAGAAAGTTCGTTGCCGCATGCTCAAACGGGAGGCCTCCTCCCTCGGATGGCATGTCCTGCACGTTGAACAAGTAGCCAAAGGGTTCCCAGACCTTCTTCTCGCTTCGGCACTACACAACATCACAGTATATATCGAAGCAAAGGTGTCTCGTCGTCGATGCGCTTCCAAAGAACACCACCTTCGCCTTGCCAGTAAAATGCAGATATGGTGGCTGCAGCGCCTTCCTCATTCTTTCCTTGTTGTGTATGACGCGGAAATTGCTTCTGTGTACTGGTTTGATGAGCAAATGAACGGCTTTCGCTTCTGCGGAGCTGCTTGCAACACAGAGCAGCTGTTGAACGTCATACTGAAAGAGAGCTCTGTTGTCCGGACGAAGTGATAAAAACTGGACTGCGTGGAAAATCAAACTGGCGCAAGCGGTGAAGAATAATCCAAGACTCACTGTGGGTCAGTTCTGTAGCGACAACGGACTCAATTACGAAACGGCGAAAAAGTATCTTCGGAAAGACGATTGCAGAGTCGTGCTGAAAAACTTCGAGCACGACTTACAGACTATCGAAACATTCTGCGACAAGCTGCGTTCTGTACAGTCTACGGATGACGCCAAGCGGTATCTGAAAGCGCTGCATCAGTCTCTTCTCGTCACAGAGGACGTGATGATGGAGGCGATGCGGGAGTTCAAGAAGGGGATTCTGCTTGGGGACGGCATCACGCCGACTGACGCAGGGAAGCTAGCACTGGATGCCAGTGACCGGCTTCGCAAGCTCGCTCTGGAGTTGCAAGGGCTTCCTTCTGACGATGAGGACTTTGGATGGCCGCTCACCAAGGGATTCTGGCCTCACTGGTATCAACGAGACTTTATCTTCGATTTCCCCAGTACTCTGCGCGCGCAAGGAAAGGAATGCTTCATTCAAGCATTCATTGGTGGGATTCGAAGCGGCAAGACGTATTGCGGCGCGCAGAAGCTCGGAGAGCTGGCATGGCGGAATAGAGGATGCACGTTGGCAGTGTACGCCCCCACATACAGGATGCTGGAGGACAGTACGAAGGCGACGGTGCTCGACGCACTACAACGAAAGCGTATCGGATACACATATCGAAAGACGGACAACAGCATCCTGTTGTTCGGGGATACACTCATCTTGTTTCGCAGCATGGATGACCCGGAGCATCTCCGCGGAACGACTCTCGCCGGAGCGTGGATTGATGAGGGTGGGCAGATGCCGACCGATGAAGCGTTCAAAATCATACAGGGCCGTATTAGTGACCCCGTCGCATCCGAGCCGATGTTGATGATTACGACAACACCGGATGGCCTCGGGTGGCTGTATAATAAGCTCGTCGAGGAGCCAGAGAAGCACAAGGTCATCGTGTATCAGGCAAAGACTCAATGGAACAGCGCTCTCCCGGATGGTTATTTCGACCGCTTGCAAGGGAGCTTCGACGAGCGTTATGCGAAGCAGGAGCTTGGCGGGGAGTGGATTGATGTATTCGCCGGGCAGGCGTACTGGAATTTCCAGAGGACGGTGCACGTGCTTCGTGGAGAGCAAGTGCCATACGATAAGACTCTTCCGTTGATTCTTTGTTTCGACCTCAACGTGGACCCGATGTGCTGGAATGTCGTGCAGTGCTACACGGAGGGCGCCATTCGAAAGAGCAACATCATAGATGAAATTCACATCCGCAGTGCCAGCACGGAGCAGGCAGCGAAGGAGTTTGTTCGGCGGTATCCAGCGCATAAAGCTGGAGTGATTGTGTATGGGGACGCCACATGTCGGCATCGCAGCACTAGAACGACTCGAACGGACTACGACATCGTTGTGGCGGCATTGCAGCAAGCGGGGCTTCCTAACGTGCAATTCAGAATCGGCACGCACAATCCACTCATCACGGACCGCGTCGCTGCGGTCAATGCGCAACTGATGGACCTCAAGGGAAATGTGAAGCTGTACATGCATCACAAGTGCACATACACAATACGAGACTTTGAGAGGGTGTCGTTCAAGTCCGGCACTCGACAGCTGGAGAAGAGCGACCCCGCTTTGACACATCACACTGATGCGGTCGGATACTACATTGCAAAGGAGTTTCCGGTCCGCGGTGTGCAAGTGGCGATGTAAAGGAGAGCAGCGATGCCATTCAGCGACCTCGCGCAACGAATCTTCTCATTCGACTCCAAGAGCATGTCGGAACGCATCATACGGGACACATGGCTGGAGCAGAAGAACAAGGCAGACCACGCACATCGCATTATTGCGCAGCGGTATGTGGACTGGTACAACAGAAACACGGAAGCCATCAAGTTGGCTCTGATTGAACAGGCCAACAAGACGTTCAAATCTGGAGAGACGAGCAATTGGCACTGGCCCATCATCAATAGTGTGGCGCGCATCATCAAACGGGTCAGCATGACGTACATGGTCGAACCGAAACGAGCCTTGAAACGTGATGGCAAGGAACTCCCTCCGACAGACCCAGTGTATGGCAAGGTGTTCGGGGATGAAGGGATGTTTCGTAACATCGACATGACGAAGAAGTTCAAGCAGTTTGAGCGCTGGAGTAAGTTACTCAACACAATTCACGTGGAAGTGGTACCGAGAAACGGCGCCATCGACTGGGACCTTCGGCTCCGTCCGGGAACGATGGTGGTAGAAGACCCGCTCAATTATCTGGACTTCGTACGCATCGCATATCGTTGGGAGTTGATGGACCCGGACACCTTGAAAGGATATAAAGGATGGGTCATCTGGGATGAAGAAGAGCATGTGTTTCAGCTGGACGATGGATATCGAGTCGGGATGAGCGAGGAGAGTGGCGCCAATCCGTACGGCGGGGAGATTCCTGTCGTTACAATTCGAATGATGGAGCAGGACGATTACTGGGGAAAGTTCGGCGGGGACTTGGTCGATGCCGTGCAGGCATTCCACGTGCAGCTGGCCAATATGTGGGAGAATGCGCTGCTGCAGACTCACGGACAGCCTATCGCTATCAACTTGGGATTCGACAGCGCGTCTCAAATCCTCACTGGTCCTCGCCATCCGATAACCGTGAACAACGTCACTACAGACGATGTGATGCCGGCGCTGATTTTCGCCAAGCCGGACACGGACTTGGAAAAGGTGACGCAGCTATTGCAGTGGTACCTCGAGGCAGTGGCGAATTCGTACGGGCTCCCTCGAGGAAGCTGGTCGATGGATGAGGTCCCCGAGAGTGGCTTCGCGAAGTTTATGAATAACATCGAGCTGATTGAGAATCGGGATGATGATGTGCTGCAATGGAAGCGCATCGAGAAGGACTTGTTCGATAAAAGCCGTCTCGTGTACAACAAGTACAAGGAGGATGGCGATGAGGTGCCGGAAGACATCGAGCTGGAAGTTGAATTCCAGCCGGTGGCATTCCCGGAGTCCCCGACAGAGGAGGCGACGCGCTACACAATCCTCATTGGGAAAGATTTGAGCAGCCCGATACGGTACTTCATGGAGACTCGAGGGATGACGGAAGAGGATGCCACCAAAATGGCGACGAAGATTGCGGAGGAGAACAAGAAGTTCTCGCAGATGAGGATGCCTGCAGAGCTTCAGGCATTTCAACAGCGGGGGCAGGCAGGTGATGACGATGTCGATGAGGATGAGGACGAGCAGCAAGGTAAGAAACCGCCTCAATTTCAGAAGCAGAATCCGCCGCCTGCCGCCGCGAATGAGGAGTAAGTAAGTGCTTCCTGGCGAACTTTCAAATCGTCTCAAGAAGATGCTGGCAAAGCTGGAAGACCCCGCTTTTGTTCGTCCCGCCAATGCCTTGCAGGCGAAACTCCTCGCTGCGCAGCGAAAGACTCTTACTGGGATATCAGAGATACTGGCGGAGATGCCTGGAAAGTCAGCAACATTGAATCAACGCTTGGCTTGGCAGGCAGCGCAGGCAAAAAAACTCGATGCGCTGCTCGCGGAAAGTGGATTGTTCGATGCATTTGATGAGTTTGTAAAACAGCAAGAGGATTTGTTTCGCATTGGAGACAAGTTGCTGAAAATCGGGGACAATGCATTTACGCGCGTTCCCAGCGGATATGGGAAGTTCTTGCAGGAACAGACTGCCAACAACTTTGCCTTTCTTGGGCAAGAAGCGTCGAAGAAGCTACAGTCCACTTTATTGGACATGAGCATTATTGGCGCGTCTCAGAAAGACGCATTGACAGAGTTCAAGGGACTTGTCACTGGGGAGTACTCGTGGGGGTCCAAGAAAGGACTGTATGAATGGCACGCTGCCACGTACGTCAATACGGCAAATCAAACGACATTTCAAAAGTATCTCAACAGTCAGGCAGATGGCGCGGAGTACTTTGCCTATATTGGCCCAACAGACGACAGAACTCGAGAGTTCTGTCTTCGGCATGTCGGGCGAGTGTATCACAAGAATGACATTGCCAAGATGAACAACGGTACTCAAGGTGACGTGATGATGACTCGAGGTGGATGGAATTGTCGGCATCAATGGGTTCCGGTAAACAAGGAAGTTGCTGACGCAATTAACGAGAATCCCAACGTCGCCAAATCTGCTGCCAGCGGAGAGGCTGTTCAGGCGAAACTACCAACAACGACTATCCCCGAACCTTCTACTATCAAGACGACTTCAAATCTGGCACAGATAGAGAAAGACATTAAAGCGGCAAAGATGAAACTGCAAGTGGCGCAAAAAGAGCTCGATGAGATACAACAAGGGACGTCTGAGTTCTTGTCGAAAAAGAGATTCGAAGCAATGCGTCGAAGAAACTTGGCGGACCTCGAAGTGAAGAGATTGCAGGCGCAAAAGAAATTGATGCAAAGCGGTCGACAGCCTTCCACATTCAGTAGTCGGAAAAAGTGGGCCGACTCACTATCAAGCCGCGAGGAAAGCGCTTTGATAGATTGGACGAATGACGAGGAAATGTGTAGCATAATGCGCCAACTCAATAGAGGCGATGACCTTGAAATAGTGAAACGAAGCATCAAAAAAACAATGCCGCCAGATATGGGCTTGGCATATTTCCAGAAACAATTAGACGCCTTGAACAATGCAGCGGACTGGGCGCCAATATACAGGGGAAATGTATATCGCGGATTGAGGAGTTTGAGCGACGCTGATTTCGAGCGGCTGCTGCACAGCAGAGGGTCAACTATTCAGTTTGATGCATTAAGTTCCGCATCAAAAGAGCTTGAGATAGCTCAAGGGTTTGCAGAGGGCGGAGACCTTCGGGCGATATTCAAGATGAGAGCTACGGATGTGGCAGACATTTCTATCATGGGTGTCGAAGGGGAAAGCGAGGTGCTTATTCGGAAAGGAGCGCGATTCGCCGTCGAGCGCATCACTGAACAAAAAGGACACAATGTCCGCACACTTCTTATCGAAATGAGTCAACTATGACGGCAAAAGAGAAGAACGAAAAGGAGAGCAAAAAAAAGTTTGCTCGATTCGGTCACAGCGACCTTTCTTTCTTGACTATTAAGAAGAAAGGGAAGACGTCGCCGAAAGAAGAAGCAAAGAAGAAGAAAGCGGCGCAGTAATGCGCCAAGCCGAAAGGAGCGCCAGAGATGGCAAAGAAAAAAGTGGCTGATGTACTTGCCTTCCTGAAGAAGCAGGGAGTCGAAGTGAAAGCCGAAGCCGCGGAAGCGGTAAAGAACGAGTTCGACGAACTCGAGCTGGTCGCCATCGAGCAGACCGAGGATGGCGTGCTTCGTATCGATGGCGTCACGTACGCTGAAGAGTCGGCGTTCCGGGAGCGGGGCGCGGACATCATCAAGTGGAAAGAAAAAGCTCTCAAGGCAGAGGACCGGAATGCCGAGCTGCAGCGAGCCCTCGACGCTGGTGACAGCGAGAACAAGAAACTGGCGGATAAGTGGAAGGGTGAGTACGAGAAAGTCAAGACCGTTTCGGACAAGCTGCTGAAGCAGAAGCGAGACGAACACGCAGCGTTGCTCGAGATTGTTCCTGACGACCTCAAGCAGTTCATCAAGCTCCCCGAGAAGGGAGAGGAGCTGGACGACATGGCTGTTCTTTCGAACTTGGAAGAGTTGACCAAGTTCGAAAAGGTCGGCGTGTTCAAGCCCGAGGAGCTTCGCGCTGCGGCGAACAAACAGCAGCAGCAGCAGCAGTCTTCTGCAGGGTCCAAGACTCATCCGCTCGTCAATCCGTCAGGGCGCGGCGCCGGCGGTCGGGATGACGTGACAGCCAAGCCCATAGTGGAGAGAATGGCCGGCGGGTACAAGTACGGCCCCGGCGGTCAGACCAAAGAGAAACAATGACGAGGGAGTGATACGCAATGGCAATGACACTCATCGAGATGATGAAGACCGAGACGGACCCCGTCCGAAGCGGTGTCATCGAGACGCTGTACACGGAGGAGACTTTGTTCCAGTACGTCCCGTGGGAAACGGTACAGGGGCTCGCTCTTCCGTACACCAGCGAGCAGGAACTTCCTGGCGTCGCGTTCCGCAAACTGAACGAAGGCTTCAATGAGAGCACCGGAGTCATCAACCGCGAGGTGGAGACCTTGAAGCCGTTCGGCGGGGACAGCGATACGGACAAGGTGCTCGTCGACGCGTACGGCAACACTCGCCGTGCCATCAATGACCGGATGTACGCCAAAGCGATGGCAGTGAAGTACGTGAAGACGATGCTGTACGGGAACAGTCCGGCATCTCGCGCCGGCGCCTCGTACGACGACCCGCTCGGATTCGACGGACTGCAGGCGCGCTGCACGAGTGGACAGACCTTGGATGCCGGCGGCAGCACCGGCACCGATGGCTCCAGCGTGTTTGCCATCCGTTTCGGCGATGGATACTGCCAGGGACTGCAGACTCCGCAGGGAGTCGATGCTCGGGACCTCGGGGAAATCGACACCAAGCCGGTTTATCGAACTCGCATCGACCAGACCGCTGGACTGGCAGTGTACAACGGTCGCGCAGTGGCGTGGATAAAAGACCTTCGTCCGTCCACGTCTGTTCTCACGTGGCAATTGATGGACCAGCTCGTCGACCTCATCGACGGCGA